GTGATCTGCTAAAGCCATTCTAATAACTCCTCTTAACCTACCATCATCTTTAATATCAAATCTATCTGATATTGCTTTAGCTACTGCATCAACTCTTCTATCCTGAAGAGCGGAAATATCCGAAACACTAGGTAATTCATTTTCACTTAATCTCATTACTATCCTATTATACTCATCAGGATATTCATTTCTGAGGTGTGTACGAATTTTATTTCTTAATAATTTTGATGTTTCATATATTTCTCTAAAGAAAGTATCACTTTTAGTTTCATTTCTAACACCTTTAGATACATCAACTAATTCAGTAGCTACTGAAAATAATTCTTCAAATGAAGGTAATTGTTCTACATTCCATGAAATTCTTCCTGTTTCACTATCAATATCAGTTACAGTAAACTTAGTATCACCATCTTTACTAAAAGTTACTTTTCCTACTTCTTGTTTGTTAGGTGGTATACCAGTATCTTTTGCAGCATCTTCGGCAGAACCTTCTTTAGCCATTTCACGGACTAATCCTTTAACAATTTCTTCAATCTTAGTTTTATCCATTTGATTTACGTAATTCTTCTAATAATGAGTGATATTGTAACAAATCAACTAAATGATCACTTTTGATAACTGTTCTTTTATCTAATTCTTTAATTAAAGAAGAAACTTCATTCAATTTAATTTTAACAACTTCACTTTTTGTTTTTATAATTTGTTCTTTAATTGTAGTTTTAATTAAATTAACTTCATTATTATAGAATTCTTTTAATCTAGATGTATTATCTACAGATTCAATAAATTCTTTAAGTATTGATTTTTGTTTTAAATTAAGTGAAGAATATTTGTCATTAAATTTTTCTAATAATACATAATAAGTAAGTGTACGAATATCCTTATCTTGGGATTTAAATTCTTCAATTATATTATCTTTAACATTATCTCTAATTACTTCTTTAGATGTTAAATATTCTAAAATAGTTACTTTATTATCTATAATTTGGTTAGGATCAATTAATTTAGAAGTATTATAAGCTTCTACTAACGTATATAAAGAAGCCTGTGCTTTATAATCATTCATTTTTGTTCTAAACAAATCTGATACATTATAATGTTTTTTTAATTCACTTATTAAATTATATTTTTCTTTTCTAATTCTAGATCTATTTAACTTTTTAGATTGTTCTAATACAGTATCTAATACAGCATTTGCTTTAGAAGAATCTAATTTAGTAGATTTAAATATAGTTTCATACAATTTATACTCTTTTCCTAACTCAGTGTTAACAAAATGTGATTTTAGAATGTCGATTGCTGGGGAATTTTTGCCTGATAAAGTTTCTGAAGTGATTTTTCTTACTACTACTTCAAATAGAATACCTGTATTCCTGAATTTTGAATGTTTTATATACATCAATACTTATTTTTTTATAAATATATTAAAATTATTGTTCCTTAATATTTGACTCGTCAAGTAACGAACTTTTTGCGCTATCTTGCTCAAATACTAACTTTTTCCCTGGAGTAAACTCACTTGGAATTGATTTTAACATAGATTGATGCTTTGCATAGTTGGCGTTACCTTCTAATGCTAAAGGACTTTTTTTAGGATCATTATAATCTCGTTTCATACCTTGTACACCTAATCTATCTTTTCCAAAATTATCATCTTGGGTATTTCGTTTAGATGCTTTTTCTTTAGGTCTTCCTAAAACTGTTTTTCTATTGCCTATGTACTGGTTGTCTTCATTATGTGGAGGTATATCACCAGGATTTGAATACATTCTTCCTTTACCATATAATGAAGCTAAATCATGAGGTGTACCATATGATTGACCTGTTTCAACTGGGTCATTTCCTTCAGCTTCAATTTGAGTTATTCTAAATTTACGTTTAGCATCTTCTCTAACTAAATCTCTAAAGTCTTCATATTGATCCTCACTTAAATGGAATAAATGATCATAAATATAATCTGTTGGGAATATATTTGTTTCAACCATTTGAGCAGCTAAATCCATTTTTTCTTTCATTAATGCTACTCTTTCTTGATCGTAAATAATAGAAGGTGTTGTTAATGATAATTCAAAATTAGCTAATTGTTCATCTTTATAACCTTGAGTATATAAATGAACTAATGCTATTTTATATAGTTCTGAAACGATAATTCTTTGGATTCTTTCTATTGTACGAGCAAATCTAATATCCTGAGCTGCTAGTGTAGCTTTACCATCTGTATTTTCATCATAACCCATAAATGCTTTAGGTACTTTTAAAGCAGCAAATAATTTATCTCTTAAGTATTCAACATCTTGAATACCATCATATTGTAGTCCTCCTAAAGTATCAATTTTAGTAGCTGAATCATTTCCTCTTGTTGGTATGTAAAAATCTTCAAGTAGATTTTGCATATTATATTTTAAATTATACTCACCTGTTTTTTCATCTACGTGAGGAGTACGTTTAAGTTTACTTAATGTTTTTTCCATAAATGCATCTACTTCATTTGGAGGTATTGCTCCAACATTCATGTAAAAAATACGTTTTTCAGGTGCACGTACAATTCTGTGAATTAACATTGCATCTTCCATTAACACATACTGCTTAAATAATTTTCTAGCTGGCTCAATATATGATCTACCATAAGGTAAGAAATTCATATTTGTTAATAACCTAAAATGAGCCATTTCATAGTTATCAAATATAATAGCATTTTCAAATGAACCTTGATTTGGTACATTATAGTAACCATAATCAGAAGCAGATACACCATCTGGTGAGAATCTAAATTGTATTTCAGTTGGGTTTTCTTTATCTAAACCTTCTAATCTTTCAATATGGAATGCAGTATAAGGTATTACATTATATACACCAAATTTTTCTGCTATTTCTAACTTTAAGAAAAAATCTCCATATTTACACATGTTTCTAATCCACGGCCAAAGATTAAATTCTATATTTAAAACATCGTAAAATAAATTATATAATATTTTTTGAATATTTTCATCTGAGGATCTAATAGCTAATACCTCTCCCATTTCATTTTTAAGAGTACTTTCATCAGAAATAATATCTAAAGTAGAAGCTATAATAGCATCTGTATCCATAGCATCATATTCTGAGTATAATTGAGGTCTTAATGTTTGGTAATTAAAGTTACTTTGATAACCATATAGTGAGGTAGGTGAGGTAGAATATAACCTATTAAACCTATCAACTAGTGAATTATTTTCATATTCTCCAGATTGTTGAATTTTATTTACATCAACTACTTTAAGTTGATTTCCTCCTTGATTACGAATGATTACGTCTGTTGAAAATAATCTTCTTAGTCTTGAAAATAATCTAGTATCTGCCATTATTATATTCTTATATCATATAAATATTATAGAAGCCAACGAATGTCTTCTTTTCCATTAGAGTAGGGATTATCTATTTGCCAAGGATTTTTATCTTTAGGTGCCTGGTAAGCTCCTTTATAACTTGTTTTATTTGAAGTTATATTTTCAAGCATGTTTTTAGTTAAATCTACCCCATGTTGTTTAAATCTAAATGCTGTATCCCTCATGTATTGACCTATTGCAAAACTCATTACTAAATCATCATTATAACCCTGTTGTGCTTCAGGTCTACCATTTCTCCAAATAAATGTTCTCATTTCCTCTAATAATCTTTTAGAATAAAATGTAACACCTTTATCAGATATTGATTCCTGAAATTTGCTTATAACCATAGGTCTAGTTCTTGATGACATTGTAAATCCAGGTACCATTTTTGATGTGTCCATATATCTATCAAAATACGAATCAGCTCTTACTTCTCCACTTTTAGGTGAATAATAAAGATTATCATATCCTCTATCTATTATTGTTTGAATAGTTGCCCATCCTATACTTGCATTTTCAGGTACTAGTAAAGCATTATTATATTCAGTTGCTATACCTACTAATAAATGTCCATACTCTTTAGTACCTAATTGTCCTTTATATTCTGCAACTTGCACATTACTTGCTACATCTATAATATGAAATGCAGAATAATCTTTTCCATCTCCTCTAGCAACATCTGCTATAACCATATAATCTCTTGAGTAATCACATGGTTCCCAAACCCATAAATTACGATCTGTTCCTCGCCTCTCCAAAGGTTCTTTAATATAAGTTTTTTCATAAAACTCCATATACTCAGGATAAAATACAACATCA